CTCATCGATGCGGGTAGAGAGGTTATCACCGCCGGGTATAAATCCTGTAAGATCTGAGGCTATAGGATCTCCAGTCACCATAGATGGGTTTCTATCTAACGGGACTAGCTCATTCCCCATGTAACTTCCCGGTCCTTGGTTCTGTGGAGCGAGCTGTCCTCCCTTGCCCCCTATACCACTACTAAAGCTCTCATTATTACCGAAAGGCGTGACGGGCTGTTGGAATGGCATAGCTGGCTGTGGGCCACCGCCACCAAAGCCGCCCATGTCCATGCCCATGCCGGGCTCTTGCATCTGTTGAAATGAACCCTGACCACCACCTTTACTCATTGTAATCACCTGTACGAATCATGTCGGTTACATCTAGGGCGCGCGTGCCTACTTGGCTTGCCCAGCGACTATCAAGGAATTCCATTGACGCTGTTTCATAGTCATGAACATTCATTGCGGCTATGGCTTTTGAGAACTTCTTAAGAGATGTAACGCCAATATTAAAGCAGAGATTGATCATGGCATCTCGCCTGACCTCGTCCAGCTCTTTGAACCAGTCGAAGTTAAACTCCAGCTCCTGCTGACATCTTTTTATATCATTGGATAATAGATAATCTATTTCATCGTTAGACAGGCCGAGGCCTGACTCTGAGATGTTTCTGCCGACACCAATTGTTTCGTACCCAGCAGAACATAAATAAACTTTCTCTCGAACGCCTTCATGGATTTTTAACTGCTCGATTAACTTACTCATTTAGAACTCGACTTGCTTGCACCAAAGTAAAAGCTCACCACAGAAGACACGATGCCTCCAAGGTAGCCAAGAACAAGGTTGACTACATTCAGGTCATTATCATCAGCAGGTTGTAGTGTTACGAGTAGCACGTATCCGCCAAAAAGCAGTATAGACATAATGGCAATAGCTCGTGCCGTCCAATCTTCAGAAAAAGAATCTCTAGCATTCTGAATGTCCTTTGTCTCTAAGGCGAACACATCAACCTCAAGCTCTTTCATCCTAACTTCAAAATCAAGTTCAGCCTTTTTGATTTCAGCTAACTGCTCTGGGGTAGCTTGCTGGAGGGCTTTCTCGATCTTCTGAGGGGTGGGATCACAGCCCAGCACGTCAGCCAACATAGTCGCCGCCGCGCCTCCCACAGGACCACCTAAGGCCGCTCCGAGAGTGGGAGCAAGATCACCAATCAAACCTTTGATTGCATCAAACTTCATCGAAAGAACTCCACTGCGCCAAGACAAGCGATAATGAATGGATACATAGCCAACAGCATACGCTCTATCTTGTTAAAGCGCTCTTGACCTTGATCTAAACGCTTTTCCATCATCTCACGCATAAGTCTGCACTCAGCCTCATGTATCTCAATACGGCGCAATGCCTCTTCTGCTGTATCCATTAACCACCACCCAAAGGATTCACGGCATCAATCGCCGTCCAAACATCATCCATGTCACGCTCAAATCTTTTAAGCCGAGCATCTAATGTTTCCAAGCTCTCAAGTTTTGAGTTGACTCTAATTTCCGATTCGCCAACTGTTTTTTCTGCACTAGCAATTCGGTCTCTAATATCTAGCAGTTCCGCCTGAGCTTTCATAATTTGCTCTAGGTTTGTTCCTAGCTCGGTAAGCTTTCCTTGCAGGTTTTCAACATCGGCTGTTGTCATCGCCTGCTCCATGTTTGACAGGCTTACCTCCATTGCTTGCAAGCGAGCATTGCTCTGCTCTTTGAGGTCTTCAAACCTAGCAACCAGCGCATCTGCTTTTGCGCTTGCCTCTACGACAGCCTCCGACTGCTCGTTAAGCTGTGCAAAAAACTGTGATGCCGCCCAGATTCCGCCCCCAATTGTTGAGCCAAAACTGATCACAATAGCGATCCAAACACCCTTGATGGACGTGTCGCCGACATTAACTTCCAAGTCTTCAAGGGCCACCGTTCAAACACTCCTCTTGATTCTCGGCAAACCAACAGCCACCCTCTGGGCTAGTCGTATAAAACTCTTCTGTCTCTGCACGAGTTAGCACTTCTGGGGCAGTAACGAAGTAGTTGCCTACTTGCAAACCTTGTATTGTGGCTCCGTCATCAAACGAAACCCAAACTGCTGTTGTGTCTAGGTCAAAGAAAATAGACGCGGCCTCTTCAAAAGTTACGTTGTACTCTCTGGCCATGTTGTCTGCCTGATCAAGCAGGTTCTCATCGTTTACCACTGCCATATAAGCCGCCGCCACTTGGATTGCGGTTTCAGTATTAGATAAAGCAGTGTTGTACGTTTCAATATCTTCGTCTTGAAGCACCACATCATTAGCGCCCATGAACTCTTGAAGGGCCATAGCCTCTCTTTCATCAGGTGCAGACTGCGCGTCTTGCGCCATCTCGTTAACAGTTGCAACCATAATAATTTGCTGGGCCGCCTCGACGTATGCGTCAATCATTTCTGACACGGTATCCATTGCCTGATCCGCTTGATCCTGAAAGTATTGATCGGCACCGGGGTCGTAACTGTATGTGGCCGCCTGAACTGCGGCTACTGCGGCGTTGTAAGCATCTTGCTGTTCTTTGCTGATATGGCCGCTTTCAGCCATGACGGGCGCTATGTAGCCCTCGCCAGCGTAAGATGCGCCACCTGCAATAGTTTTTATGCCGTAAGCAAACGTGTCTCTAATGCTCTGGGAGGTGTTCACCAGATCATCAATCTCTGTCGCGTTTAGTGGTACGGAAGCGATCACTAAGACTACCGCTATTAGACTCCTGATCACCGTTGTCATCACCCCCTCCGGCTAAAAGCTGATCGTAAAAAGCTCTGTCCTCTTCATAGTCTGGAATCCACATGTCTGGATTCTTTTTGATTTCTAGCAAAGCATTCTTACCAACGACCAACTTGCCTGCCCTAATAATCGGGCACGGAGTTGCACTCATGAACATAGCCCGCCAGACCTGTGCGTTTTGGCACATCAGACTGACGCTTGCTACTTTCATGCCCATATTAGATAGGGTGATGGCATTTAGCCTGCGATTGCACTCTTCATCTTGGCGATATAAGCCAGACGAAACACCAAAGCCAACAAGCTGTACACCGCCCGACAATGACTTAAGGCAAGATTGTTGCCCTGTGCTCATTAAGCTCGGCGCTACGGCTGTATTCGCAGGCATCTGCCTGCCAGCGCCAGCGCCGTTGTATGTCTTATTGACGTTGTTGTTGTTTGAGTTTGACGTATTTAAGTCGCCCTCAATGTTTGTGTCATCTCCGTCGCCATCAAAGTCTGGTTCAAACTCACCATCGTCTCTTACTGGCGGAGGGTCTACATCGGGTGTAGGATCTACCTCGGGGGTGTCCTGCCCGAAGGCAGGACTAACAACACTAATTAACAGTATCAGCAGATACTTCTTCGTAATCCTCATCTGTGATCTCCTCACCCTGCTCTAATGACACGGCAAGAGCATTCACAAAAGCCTGATGCCCAAACGCAAGCTGATCAAAGTTAAACTTTGCGTTGTCCATTTTTCGGCTGAGATCATTGATGTGGTTAACAAAGGTTTTCTGCTGATCGTTAAGATCTTCGATGAAATACTCTTTGTCGTTCACGGTGATTGGGGTCTTTTCATTTTTTCCCATCGTCGTTACTCCTAGTTGTGGTTAAAAGTTAGGAAGCAGTGTAGCCATTCCCTTTGGTTATCGCGGCGTTAGCGGCAGTCATGCTTTCGCCATCCCAATCGTCCTTGGCAACCATAATCTCAAGGTGAGCCACGTTACGGTCAACTGTGTCTTGACGCTCTGCGGCTTCCATATCGTCGTCTTGGTTACCAGCAACGATGTCGTCGATTAGATCAATGCTATGTCCCATAGCAGTAAAGTCTTGTGTGCGCTCTTCAGCGGTTCTTGCTTCGTCAGTCATGGATTAACTCCTTAGTTAGATTCAAGTGCCTCAATACGGGCGGTAAGTTCTTGGATTGCTTTTACTAATACAGGTATAAGAGCCGATGGTGCTACACGTTGCTGACCATCACCATCTCTTTCTGTCCACATATCAAAACCATCTTTAATTTCTGGGTGGTTATCAATGGCAGTTTTAACTTCTTGAGCAATAAAACCATGATTAGTTGTATTGTTAATAACGCGATTTTCAGACCCTTCAACATACGAATCTAATGTTGTTGGCAAGTCTTTTTCTTTTTTCCACTTATAAGTTACAGGCCGCAAGTCGTTAATAAATGATAGACCTGCTGTAGACGTTGTAACCTCTTCTTTCATGCGAGAGTCAGAAGGTGCAGTCCAAGTTGTCGCGCCTAACACAAGGTTACTATCAGTCGATCCGTTACCAACCGTGAAGTTTCCATTGCCAACGCCAGTAGCGTTTGCGCCCATAACAATTTGTACTTCTGCGCTTGCGCCTGAAGGCTCACAACCTGTGCCTATCATTACGTTGTAATTGCCAGACGTAATGGTATCACCAGCTTGATAGCCTACAGTCGTGTTGTAGGAGGCTGTAATGTTTTTTCCGGCCTCTCTTCCTACAGCAGTATTGCCGCTTCCTGCCGCCGCAGATAACGATTGCGATCCAAGGGCAGTATTGTAAGAGGTTGTTGTTATTCCGTCACCACTTAGGCCGCCAATGAAAGTATTTTCGATGCCTGTGGTTACTGCTTGACCTGCTTTAGATCCAACAGCCGTGTTGTAGTTATTACCTGAAGTAGTGTTTTGAGCGGCTAACGCATTCGTTCCGATTGCGACGTTATTTTGACCGCCAGTTTCAGCGCTTAACGCGTTATATCCTACAGCGGTGTTATCTGATGCAACGGTGTTTGCATCCAATGCGTCTTTGCCGACGGCTACGTTGTTACCGCCTGTAGTGTTACTAATCAACGCTGATTTACCAACTGCCGTATTGTTAGAACCTGTCGTATTAGCCCCAAGAGTGTCCCTGCCAAGCGCCGTATTTCCTGCACCTGTCGTGTTAGCGCTTAACGCAGAGGCGCCAAAGGCCGCTTGCGAATCACCTGAGACATTAGAGTTCAGAGCGGCATACCCCATCGCCGTATTCCAAGAGGCGGTATTTAATGCCATCGCACCAACGCCAACGGCTGTAAGCTGACCGCCTGTTGCATTTGAATACAAAGCATGACGACCGACTGCTACGTTGTTAGCTCCAGTAGTGTTTGAAAGAAGTGCTCTGGTACCTACTGCGGTAAGCGCGTCTGCGGTGGTACTTGCTGACAGTGCTTCAAAACCTATTGCTACGTTTTGATCACCTGTAGTATTTGCATCTAAGGCAGATGCACCAACAGCCACGTTTTCATTGCCAGAGGTGTTCTGGAGTAATGCGTTTCTACCTACACCTGTGTTATTGCTTCCGATGTTGTCTTCTAATACATAACCACCAATAGCTGTGTTATTGAAGTTGTTAGCATTGTTTCCTGCCGCTAACGCTCTATAACCAACGGCTGTGTTTACGTTTGTTCCAGTTGTTTGCGAGGTCAGCGCTTGATAGCCAACTGCTGTGTTTTGGCTTGAAGTGGTGTTTGCATTAAGGGCTGTATGGCCTATTGCTGTGTTGTAATTTCCTTCGGTGTTAGAAATTAATGTTTGGACGCCCACGGCAACATTATCTGCACCTGTAGTGTTGGCAAATAATGCTTTTTGACCAAAGGCCGTAATAGCTCCGGTTGTGTTGCTATATCCAGCTTGATGCCCAACTGCGGTGTTATTGGAGGCGGTAGTGTTAGAGTAAAGAGCAAAAGAGCCCAGCGCAACGTTATTCTCGCCGGTAGTGTTAAACTCTGCCGCGTATAATCCGACAGCGGTGTTATTGGAGGCGGTAGTGTTAGATACTAAAGCATTTGTTCCGATAGCTAAGTTTTCGCCAGTAGTGTTAGCCTCCAACGCCCTATAACCAACGGCAACAGTTCCGTTTGCGGTAGTTTGTGAATTAGAAGCATTTCGACCAACTGCTACGCTATACCGACCGGTGGTGTTTGAAGCTA